GCCAGTGCCGCCAGCAGCAGCCAGGCCACCACCACCCCCACCACCACCGCACCCGGGCGAACCGTTGCCGCCCAGGCCACCGGGCAGCGAGCCGGAGCCGTTGGCGCCGCCGCCGCCGCCCTGGCCAATGCCAGTGATGGAACCGGATGCACCGTTTGGCGTGGCGCCGCCAACGCCGCCAGCTGCGCCTAGGCCCGCCACTGCCGAATTGCGGCGCCCGCCGGGCATGCCGTTGTTGACTGACGGCGAGTTGTTGCCGCCACCGCCGCCGCCGCCAGCGCCACCGTTGACCGAACTGTAGCCAGAGACCGTCGGAACGTTAACCGTGCCACCCAGGCCGCCAGCTGCGCCGCCGTTCTCGGTATTGGCGCTGATCCCGCCGAACGGGCCAATTGCGATGCCGTTGGTCCCGGCGCTGGCGCCTCCGTAGCCTGAATCACCACCATTCCCGCCAGTGCTGGTGCCATTGCCTCCCACACCGCCCTGACCACCATTCGCGCTCAGGAAGTCGCCAAAAGACGTGCTGCCGCCAGCAGTCGCGCTACCGCCGTTGACCCCGCCTATACCACCAGCACCGATGACGACCGGGATCGACGCCAGCGCGGCCAAGTCGGCTGCACTGATCAGGCGGGAGCGGTATCCGCCGCCGCCGCCACCACCGCCGCCGCTATTACTGGAGCTGCCACCGGAGCCGGCACGGCCACCACCACCGCCGCCGCCGGCGCCCAGCACCTCAACGAAGTACATCTTGGCGCCAAGCTTCGGGAAGAACTGGCCACCGGTGGTGAACACCTGCATTTGTGCCTGCGCAGGGGCAGGGAACACGCCGGGGAACATCAGTAGTCCCCGCCGTAGGCGAGTACGTTCACGTCGGTCTGCACCTGCTGCGAAACGAACAGCTGGTGGTTCGGCGGCAGCACCAGGTTCGCGTACGGGCGCGTCACTGTGAACGACTCGGTGCCGCCGCCTGGCGTGGCTGCCGACACCGGGATTTCATCGATCAGAAACGACGTGGTGCCGTTGAACAGCCAGATGCCGACCAGCGAAGTGACGGTCGTGCCCTTGCCCTTGATCGTGATCGCGTCGACGCGCTTGCCGTTCGTGGACACCGGCGTCAGCGGCGTCAAGCCGGTAGTGCCGATGATGTTGGCGCGAGAGGTGAGCGCCGTAGCGCCGGTGAACGTGGCGATGCCGATGGCCGGCGCCGCTGGGAAAATTGGTTGAATATTGGCTGGCATTTAGTAGCCTCCGAAGTTGGCGTTGAGATAAAGCGAATTGCCGATGACCGGCGCCCAGGTCGCATTGGTGCCGTCCGTGGTCACGAACTTGCCAGCGTTGCCGGCCTGCTGTGGAAGCGTGGTGACGAACGACAGCTGGTCGGCGTAGTTCTTCGTGATGCCGGTCAGGCGGAACTCGCTGCCGGTGTACATGGCCGCGTAGATCGCGCCCGGCACCAGGTCGTTGTTCGTCAGCTCCGCGCCGCTGACGCTGCGCAGTGGGACCGGCCCGAGGGTCGAAATGTTCATCGTCGCGGCGCCAGTGTTCGGCACCACCGGCGAGAACACGACCGTCATCCGGGTGCTGTAAATGTCCAGCGGATTAGCGGGCGTCACCGTGTAGGCGTTGGTCACGCCGCCGTCGGCGCCGCCGATCAGGATCGCGCCGGCGAACCCTTGCAGGTCGTTCAGCAGCGTGCGCTTGATTCCGCGAATGTGGTCGTCGCCCTGGCTTTTCGGGTCGGCCGGCGCCGGGTTGGTCGCGACCAGCTGCGAGATGTGATTTGCTGCTTCGAGTGACATGGCTGTTCCTATGGTTGCCTGTATCAGCCGCGCCCGAGCAGGCCGGCCAGTTCAGTGCGTAGCGGCGCAATGGCGCGCGCGCGGCTTTCGTTGCGGTTGAGTTCCTTCATCGCGCTGTCGAACATCGACGCCCACATCGCAAGCGCCTCCTGGTCGCGGATGAACATCGCCGCTTCCATCAGGGCGCCGTACAGGTAGACGTCGGGATACTTCGTCAGCACGCTGTTGTTCGGCGCGGCGGCGGACAGGCGCAGCAGGCCGCGGTAGCGCAGGGCCACGCGCCGCGTCACGTCGGCAGGACGATCGAGCGCCAGGTAAGCGCCGGACACCGCCCAGTACATTGGGCAGCCGCGCTGCGTGGTGCCGGAAAGCTGCTCGGGCACCACCGGCGACAGGTCGCGCCGGCCATCGCCGACCACTTCCCAGGCCGCAATCGGCGTGTCGAATCCGACCGGCAGCCGCACAGCGCCAACGCCAGGCTGAAAGGCCAAGGTCGTCTCGACTTCCATGCCGCGCGCCTGCACGATGCGGTTGATGCGTGCTTCGGCCATCGTGATGAACTTCGGCACGCGCGGCGCCATGTCTTTGCGGCGCAGCCAGTCGACCACCTCGGCCTGCAGCCAGGCGTAGTTGCGCTCGTCTGGAACTCCTGGGTCGGGTTCGGGCTCCGGCTCGGGTTCTGGGTCGGGATCAGTCCCAGGATCAGGATCTGGCTCCGGATCAGGGACCGGTACAGCGCTTGAGGCAACCGCCACCATTTCGTTCTCGACGGTCATCGGCAGCGGCAGCACGCCGTTGCTGAAAACAGCGTTGGCCATGTTCGGCGCCGAGCCGGCCAGATACTTGATGATCGGCGCGTTGAGCGTAACCCCGCACTCGATCTCGATCAGGCCGGCATTGACCCGCTGCGCAACGATCCCGGTCAGCGTCACGTAGCTGCCATCGGCCTGCTTGTTCTGGACCGTGAAGCCACCCGGGGCTGCCGGGCTGAAGTCACTGCCGTCGCGCGTTGTAATCGCTACGCGCGCCTTCGAGCTGGTGTAGCTGATACTTGCAATAGACGGGCCGCGCACCTTCTTCGGGTCTTCGCCGCCATAGACGAAACGCCCGGCCTGGTACATCGCCATCGTGCCGCAGGCGGCATAGCCGTCTAGAGACGGCGACAGGTGGACGTTGTCGCTTGCGGTCGCGAACTGCAGCGCCTGGACGTACACGACGCCAGGGTAATTGCCGATCTGGCTTTCGGCCTGGCGCATCCGCTCGGCCTGAACCACCGGCAGGCCAGGGCGAGGCGGCGACCCTACCCACACGATCGGCAGGTCGGTCGGCCGCGTGGTCAGCGCGCGCAGGTCGTCGACAAGCTTTTGCATGTCCGCCAGGTGGGCGGCACTCGAGGTGATCCAGCCGTTGGCGGCGTCGTTCGCGCCGACTGTGATGTAGAGACCGTCCAATTGCCCCTTCATTGCGGCGATGGCCGCGGCCAGGTTCTTGCGCTGCGTGGTGTTCGGGTCCAGCCACGTGCGCAGCGTGGTGCCGGCGATGCCATACGACAGCCAGATGATCGGCTTGCCCGCCTTCGCCGCCAACTCGCTCGCCATGCGCGTTGCGGCGCCGGTCGTGCTCATTGCTGACGCGGTCGGCGTGGCGCCGCTGATCACGGCCGTGTTCGGCGCCACAGTGAAGCCGGTGCCGCTCTTGTCGGTGAACAGGTAGTCGGAGCTGGACGAGCCGGCGTTGCCCCACACGCCGCCGACCAGGACTTTCGCTGTCGATGGCTGGCTTTCCGCCAGGACGGTGGCGCCGCTCTTGGAGCGAGCCTGGAACGTGTATGGCCCACCGTCTGGAACCGCCCGTGTGCCGCTGTAGGACGACGCGCCGATCGTCGCCGACTGCAGCGCCACCCAGTTGCCTGCGCTGCCATCCGGCCCGATCATGCGAATCTCGACCGCATCGGCCTGCGCGCCACCCAGGGCGCCGGTAAAGGTCACCAGGGCGCTGCTGCCGGTCGAGGGACCCACTACCAGAGCCTGCGGGCTGCTTACGGTGATGGCATTCGCTGGCGGCTCGCTCGAACCGGATGCGGTGGCAAACGCCGGTTCCGCGCTGGTGGTCGGCGTACCCGCCAGAACGAACGTAAATGCGTTTATGCCGAAATCTGTAATGTCGTTCACGTCGCTGGCGCGCACGTACAAAGTCGGCGCATAGCCAATATCGAACGGTTCCTTGCCAGAGGCGAACTGCGACATTTCCAGTTTGTTCAGCGGGCTATCCAGGCGCAGCATCCGCGATACCGATTGATCGCTCTTTCGGTCAACTGTGTTGTCGACGCGCGAGCCGAACATGAAGCCGCTGCCGTTCAGCTCCTTGAGAATCGCGGAATTGCTACTGGTGCTCGCCTCGGTCACCACTGCGCTGCCGTCGATCGGCGCCGAGCTTAGCACCGGGCAGCTGTACAGCGTGACCGTGCCGCCACTGCGCTGGAGGAAGAAGGCGTAGCGGCCGCCTGAGAACTGCGACGCGCTCAACAGGGCCGGCGCGTTCGCGTTCGCCAGAGTGTCGGCGTAGACGGCGATTCGGCCTTGCAGGGTGGTGCCGGACACGCCGGCGCCGTAGAACACGATGTTCAGGGAGCCGGCAGCTGCGAAGCCACCGGAGGAGAACAGGTATTGCGTGACGTTGCCCGTTACAGTGCCGTCGAAGCCGGTGATGAAGGCCAGCAGCCAGTCGCCATTCGGGAACGTCAGCAAGGCGCTATCCGACGTGCTGATGGACTGGTTGCCGGCGGCGCGGTCGAGTTTGATCATTGCTGGCCCATGCGGGAGGGTTATTGGATAGGCGCTCGCGCGCCAGGGTTATTTCTGCTCAGCAGCCGCTATCAGTTCGGCCAGCTTCTCGGTTTTGATGTTGTTGGCGAATGTCAGCCCCAGATCAACGGCGCGTGCTTTCAGCGCATCGCGGTCGAGCTCAGCCGGCTGCTCGTCGGCGCCTTCGCTGCGCGCGTGGTCCGCGTGCCAGTCGTCGTAGCCATCGGCGCGCGCCGCTTCTTCCTGCTCGCTGTCCTCGACCACCAGCTGCTGGCCGGCCAGGTACAGCGCCTTCGGGAATTCTTGGAATTGCATGTGCTGCTCCATGAAAAAGCCCCGCCGGCTTTCGCGGGCGGGGCAGGGTGGGCTGGCCGATTACTCGGTGATGCGGACGGCGTGGTCAGGGCGCACAGCGGCGAAGCCGTACAGCACGTCGATACGGGTTGATTCCATGTCCGCCTTGCCGTCGCCGAAGGTCATCACACGCACCGAGAAGCCACCGATGGTTGCGGTGTAGCCTTCGCACGATGCGAGGACTGGGAGCGGCGCGAACGCTGCGGTGAAGGCGTCCTTGTGGAACGCCAGTTGCTGGCGGTAGCCGGTCGATGGCGCACCAACGAGGGCTGCGGCAGCGCCGTTTGCTGGCAGCACCGAAACAGTGCCAACCTGAGCTGGGGTGGTAGCTTTCAGTTCTGGGAAGATGCTGATCGCGCCGGTAGTGCCAGCAGCGGTGAAGTCGGCCAGAACGACAAACTGGCGCAGCTTGCCGTTCGAAACGCCCAGGATCGGATGCACGGCAAACACGTTCGGCAGCGTGAAGACGGTGCCGCGCAGGATCGTTTGACCAGCCGTCAGGCCGCCGATGTTCAGCACGTTCCCGGTCTGGTTGGCGCCAGCCACGGTGAAGCCGCTCGCGGTACCGGTGGCAAACACGGGCAGCGACTGGTTTTCGTACATGTCGAAATTCTGCGCGCGGGTGATGTAGCCTTCCTTGAACGCCTTATTGCCGGTGTCGGTCGGATTTTGCTGGTTCTTGATCGCATCGGCCAGCTCGTTGCTGGCATCGGAGCTGAGCAGAACGGTGCGGTCACCGCCAGGCGCCAGGAAGCGCTCCATTGCACTGCGGGCCTGGCCGTAGGTCTTGAAGGTGTTCGGCAGCGTGCCTGGCGTGCCGACGACGTTCGGGGTGGCCAGCACGCCGCGCTGGATCAGATCAGCCTGGACGATCGAGCCCAGGGAATTCATCGCTGGCTTGAGGAAGCGCTCTTTGAAGTTGCTGATCGACAGAGCCTTTTCCTTGGCCGTGAAGGTCAGCGGAACGTGCTTCTGCGTGTTCAGTTGCAGGCGAACTTTCTGTTCCTTCTGGTCTGGCGCATCGCCGCCGCCGGCGAAGTTGGTGCCGTCATAGACGGTAGGCACTGGCGGGATGCCGATGTCGACGAAATCGCCCTTGGTGTAGCCGTTTGGCTGCGACTTGAACTCTTCGTCGCGGCCGCGGTTAATGTTGGAGAGGAAGTTCATTTCCTCGCTCAGCATGGCGGCGGCTTCGCGGGCCAGCATTTGGTGGGTCAGAATGGTATTTGCGGTTGGCATTTGTGAAGCTCCAGAAAGTAGAAACCCGCCTCATGGGCGGGTCGTTTGGGGTTGTGTGCGGATCAGCGCTTACGGCGCTGTTCTTCGCGTTGCTTGAACCAGTCTGCGTCGCTCATCTTCGCCGGGTCCGGTTTCGCACTTGCCCGGGCCGCACCTACGCGGGGTACCGGGGGCGGCGGGGCGGTCGGCGTCTTCGGCTTCGCGGACTGTTTCGCCACGAGCTGGTCGAATTTCTCGGCCTTGTCCATCATCAGGAGGAAGGCAGGGTTTTGCACGATCGTGCGCGCCGTTGCCTGGTCCATCTTGACGCCCAATTTCGAGGCGTATTCATTGAGCGCACCTGCGCGCTCAGGGGTCCAGCCCGGGATTTCACGCTGCACATACGCTTCCGCGTCCTGGAGTTGCTTGGCAGTTGCCTGCTGCTCAACCAGTGCATGCTCGTTCTGTTTCTGCGTGACTGCTTGCACAGCTGCATGGCGCTCGCTTTGGAGCGTCTGCAACCGGATTTGAAGCTTCTGGACGGAGACAGGGTCGGTATCGCTTAGGCCGTCCCAATCGATGTCCTTGAACTTCGCAAGTTCGTCGTCCAGGGCGTGAACCTTGGCGATTTCCTTGATGTACTGCTGTTGCTGCTGCGCTTCTTCACGCACCCGGGCGCGCTCGGCCTCGACGGCCTTGCGTTCCTCGGCCACCGCCTGGGTCTTTTGCGTGTAGTCCGCATTGCGCATCGTGCCGGCTTTGATCTCGGCGGCGATGCTCTTCGGCATGGCGACCTTCTTGCCGCCGATTTCGATTTCCTCGTCCTCTTCGGCTTCCTCTTGCGAGACCTCGTCGGCTTGGGCGTCGTGTTGTTCCGCTGCCTGGGTGTGATCCTCGGCGGCGGCATCGTGCGCGGCGTCGGAATTCGGCAGTTCTGCCGATTGTTCCAGTTCGTCCATGTGGTAAAGCTCCAGTGATGCGGCCGAAGCCGCGGTTGATCAGCCGGCGATCTGCTCGGCTGCGGTGATGGTGAAGGTGCCGGCGGTCGGACACAGGATGAAGCTCGCGCCGGTGGGCAGATTGATGCCATAGGGCGCGCCGACGGTCTGGCTCAGCGCCAGGCCGACCGACAGGGCGCCGGTGTTCCCGTTCGTCCAGGTGGCCACGACCGTGCCGCTGGTGCACGTGAGCGGTGCGACGCCGATGCGAACCTGCATCGAGCATGTGCTGCCGCCGGCCAGGGTCAGCGACGCGGTGCACGATGGGCTGACCGTTACGATCGTTGGCTTGGCCGGGTTCGTCGCCTGGTAGGGCGTGGTGAGCGCCAACGTGCGCGCAGCGGGCAGGCCGAAGCTGAACGTGGGCGCGGGCGTGCCGGCCGGGCCTGGAATGCCCTGGATGCCTTGGATGCCTTGCGGCCCGGTTGCGCCTGGCGCGCCGTCTACGCCGTTGATGCCGTCCTTGCCAGCGGCGCCAGGTATCCCAACGCCATTGAGGCCCGGTGCGCCGGTGGCGCCAGTCGGGCCAGGCGCACCATCAGCGCCATCCTGACCGGGCGCGCCCTGCGGCCCGACCGGACCTTCCGGCACCGAGGCGCGCAGCATGGCGCCGTCGATCATCAGCCCGGGCCCCAGCGTCAGGTAACTAGCGCGGTTGGTCGTCGTGTTGAAGTACACCACCGAATCGACCGGCGGCTGCTGCGGCGTGTACAGGACGTTGCCTGTGTTCGCCTCGTTCTTCTGCGTGAACACGATGCTGTGCGGGCCGGCGTATGCCGACGGCGTTGCGAAGCCCAGCGCGCACGCGAAGGCCACCAGGGCCAGACGCGCCAGGATGCTGCGGGAGAGGATGTCGCGGAACATATTCACCTTCACTGTGGAATTGCACCGCCCATGTCGGGCGGCGGCATCGCGGGTTGCGGTTGCTCGGGTTGCGGCTGCGGCGCGGGCGCAGGCTGCTGCTGGGCGCCCGGCGTGACGTCCGGGCTTTGCAGCACCTGCTGCACGGTCTGCATCACCAGCGCTTGAATCTCGGCCGGGCCGAATGCTGGCGTCATCAGCTTCAATCGCTCGCTCTCGGCCTTGTAGGCGTCGATCTGCAGCTTGGCGGTGTCGATCTGACGGTCCTTCTCCTTGTCGTTCGCCGCGGCCTGTGCCTGCGCCAGCGCCTGCTGCAGCTGCTGGATGACCTGCTGCAGCTGCGCCGTCTGCGGGTTCTCGCCTTGCGGCTTGAGGCGTTCAGCAATCTCGTCGGCGCCAGGCCAATCGAGATTCTTCGCCAGCAGGTCGCCGATCGCACCACCTGCTGCGGGCACCGCGCGCATGAACTCGGTCATCTGCATGGCCGCTTCCTGGCGCTTCGTCGTGAAGCTCGGGCCGCTCTCGCAAGTGACGTCGTACTTGCCGGCCGTGAGGTCGTAAATCTGCACGATGGCCTGCTGCTCTGGCGTCATGCCCTGCTGGCCCTGCATCGCCTGCTGCTGCGCCTTGATCGGGTCGGTCGGGCCGTTGATCTTGACGTTCTCGTTCGTGTCGTCTTCGTGGATCACGCGGATCACACGCTCGACTGAGTAGACCTTCGGGATCAGGTCGGCCAGGATGCGGCCGGCGTGGCGAATCGCACGGTTCTGGTTGTCGGTGAAGTTGAACGTACTGACGTCGCCTTCACGCTGGCGCGCCAGGATGGCCCGGCCCGACGTCTCGTTCGATGCGGCGCCGAGCGAAGCGTCGAACAGGCCCATCACCGACTTCATGTCGTCGGAAGCGTTCATCGCTTCCTGCATCGACGCGGCGTCAGGCCCGGCGAATGGGATGCGCTGCGGCGGCGGCATGCCTTCGACAGGGTCGTACTCGAGGTACGGGTGATTCACCGTGTTCGACGTTGCCCAATTCGGGTCGCTGGCGAAGGAGCCAGTAGCCCCGATCCATGGCGACTTCGGCGCCTGGCCGGCAACCTCGGTCGCGGTGGAGCGCCAGAAGTTGTAGCTCATCTGCGCGTCCTTGGCGTCGTGGATCATCGACTTGAGGTGCCGCTTACCGTCGATGACCACCTCGTCGCCGTAGACGGGCACGACCGGGATGTACTTGCCAGCCCACTCGTTCGTCTCGATGATCTCGGAGCCGGTCATGATGTGCTGCGTGACCTTCATCGCGCGCACCGGGCGTTTATCGATCACCGTGACGCCGTCCAGTTCCAGCAGCTCGGCGATGGCGTCGAACTGCTCCTGGTACATGACGTCGCCGTTCGACAGCTTCAGCAGCACCTTGTCGACCTCGCGGCGCTTCCACCACTCGGCCACCATGACGTCGTCGCCGTCGAGCCAGTTCGGCGCGCATTGGCTGCGGCCATCGCCCTCGAAGCTGGACACGTCGGCATTCGGCCACTTCGCCTTGAAGGCGTCGAGCGAGTAGGTTTCGGTGACGAAGCAGTCGTTCCAGTTAGCCGAGTCTGCATCCATACAGTGCGCGTCCGGCACCACCGACAGCGAGTTCGGGATCCGCTCGATGCGGATGTCCTGGTCGAAGCTGTCATCGGCGGTGTAGTCGGTCGTGATCCGGAAGAAGCCGAACCCGCCAGTCACCGCATTCTCGATGGCCGTGTCGTAGGCGACGTCTGCGTTCGACTGCACCTCGATGTTGCGCACCAGGCCGTCAAGCACCTTGGCCGTCCACTGGTCCGAGCCGTCGCCCACCGGGTGGAACTTGATCTGCGGCGTGTTCTGGCGCGCATCATTGACCACCTGGCGGATGAATGCCGGCAGCTTGTTGATGGTCAGGCAAGGGCGCCCGTCAGTCGCCCGCTGCTTGCGCACGCCGTCCGGCCACTGCTCGCTCAGGCGTGCGAAACGCACGTCCTCGCTGTAGCGCGTGCGGTTGTCGCTCTCGCGCTCCACCGCAGCGTCGTAAATCCGCAGCCCTTCCGAGTGCAGGTCGTCTTTCTTGTCAGCCATGTGGGTATCTCGTCAACCCATCCAGCCTCCAGGAGCGGCGGCAGGGCGTGGGCGTTGTGTTGGTTTCGGCTTGTCCCTGACCATGAAGGCCATCATCAGCGAGTCGGCCATGTTCGGCGACGGGATCTTCTTGGCGCGCATTTCGTCCTTGCTCACCAGTTGGATCATCTTCGAGCCGGCTGTGCGCTTGCGCTGCTGGCGAACCAGCTCGGTCTTCAGCTGCTGCAGGTCTTTAATGTCGCTGGCAAGGCTGATCATCGTGGCCGGATCGTGATACTCGCCCTTGGTGATCGCCTCGTAGGTGCGCTTGAACCTGTCGCGCAGGAGCCACCAGCCCATGGCGCGTAGGTTGCGGAACACATCCTCGTTCTTGCGGTCTTCCTCGTACACGCCAGGCCAGGGTGAATCAGCTGCGCCGAAGCCCTGTACGTCGATCGAGCGGTTGGCGATGCGTTCTTTTAGGCCGACCTTGACGCCGGCGCCGACGCCGATGCTGTCGTACACGATGATGTCGGCGCGGTAGTCGAAGGCGTCGTCGAAGGTTTGGGTGATCGCGTCGTCAATGTCGCCGGTGTCCCAGCGCTTCACATCCTCGACCAGCATGCCGTAGCGCTTCGTGATCGCCTTCGAGTCCTTGCCGCTGTCAGCAGGGTCAAACCCGACCACGCGGTCGCCGCGCGGCTTGTAGTTCAGCTTCTTGTGGGCGTCGATGGCGGCGTCGATCCATTCGGGCTCGATCACGGAGTCCTCATAGTCGGCGTTGCACTCGCCTTCCCACACGTGCAGGTACTTCTTGAAGTTGGCCGCCTTGTCGCGTTCCATCTCGATGCGCAGCACTTCAGGGAAGCGCGGGTTGTCGCGGAACGACACTTTTCGCACGTAGATGTAGTCGTCTTCGAAGAATCCAGGACGGCCTGCGGCGATCTCTCGGTTGATGTGATCGATGTACGGCAGCACGAAGCGCTTGTAGGTCGGCGCGTCCGGCTCGCTCGGGTTGAAGCTGATCCAGATTTCCGAGTTGGCTTGCCGGATCGTTGGGATCAGCACCTTCCAGCTATCCTCCGCGACGTTCTCAGCTTCTTCGATCCAGACGATGTCATAGCCGAACTTCGATTTCAGCGAGGTCACATTGCGCGACAGGCCGACGAACTTGAAGCATGAACCGTTACGCCCATAGATGCCGTCGCGCTGGACGTCGAAGAACGCCTGCAGCCCGAACTTCTCGATCTTAGCGACGATCAGCGCGTAGCTTGATTCCTCCATCGAGTTCTGGAACTCGCGGCCGCACAGCACCTTCTTGCCGTTGGCCCAGGCGTTCCACACCAGGATTTCGGCAATCTCCTCCGACTTGGCGCCACCGCGCCCGCCGAACGGAACCTTGATCCGCTTCGGGTGCAGCAGGAACTCAAACGCCTCGAACAGTTCAATTTCCATTTGGCCGGATAATCTTGAAGGTCACTTCGGTGGGGATCGGGCCGCCACCGTCGCCGGTGTGCTGCAGCTTTTCGCCGTAGCGCTTCGGCGCGAGCTTCGACGCCATCCACTTACGAGCCTCCACACGCAGCTTGGAGCGCTGGATCACGTCGGTGTCGGTCCGGCGGTTGCCCTCGTCGTCGATGTAGCTGTCGTTGCGCCCATCGTCGGCGATCTCCAGGATGTCGTCGAACAGGCAGTCGGCCTGGGCTTCGCGTGCACGCGCGTACTGGTCCGAGAAGGCAGGCTGCTCGCTCAGCCACTTGAACACGGTGGACTTGCTGGGCATGTTGTCAGCCGCACAAATCGAACGCAGGCTGTGGCCTTCTGCCAGGGCGTCGCAGATCAGGTCTGCTACCTCCTGCGTGAACGTGGTCACTCGCAGCGGCGGCGCTGGAGGTGGCGACCCGGCCTCAGCCGACTCCGCCTTCTTGCGGGACTTGGCTGGCTTGGTGTCGCTCATGGCTGCGGTTCACTTCTATCTGGATGAGCACCATGACCCAACGGCGCTCCGCTTCAAGGGTCAGTTCGATGGGCATGGGCTCGGCAATAAAAAAGCCCGGCACGTGGCCGGGCAAGCTCCTGAGTGGCAACCCAAGGAGGTGGAGACAAGGAGGGTGGACAGCCCCGCGATGTGCCGCGCACGGCGGACGAAGGGTTGGGCGGGCGTCCACCACACGGAAAGCTCGGGCCTTTCGTGTGGTGCCTCGTTTTCGGGAGGCAGGCGGCGCATGCGTCCATGCGCACCCAAGCCGGATGAATGCGCGGGATTGCGCACCTTTACCGGAATCTGTTCGGCCGGACTTTCCCGGTGGTCAGAAGCTCCCATGAGGCAGGGTTGGGTCCCGTGGTGCCACAGCAGGTGGCGGTGCAGCGGTGCCGACGCGCTGCGCTTCGGTCGTGCTCGGTCAGGTAGCGGCGCGGCGCGCAGCTTCGTCGTTGGTCTTCGGCTCAGCGGCGAACACGGCACGGCGATGCAGGTGCTGCTTCAGCTCGTAGCCCATCAGCGGCCAGATCTTCTGCACGGCGTTCTGGCGGGCGATTTTCTGGCCGATCTCGGCGTTGAAGTTCTCGGGCGACGCGCACGCGGATTCGCCGGTGACGGTAAAGCCGTTCTTCAGGACCAGCACGCAGAAGGTGAGAAGGCCGAGGGCCGCCGGCGGCTGGGTGTCGCCGGTCACAACGAGGCGCAGGCGCAGGCTCGCTTCGCCGGCCACGCCGTCAGCCGCGGTGAAGTAGTGTCCGCTGGCGATATTCGCTTCGATGTCGGCAGGCGTGACGCGCGGTGCGGTCAGCCCTTTGGCCTGGATTTCCTGCTCGATTGCTTTGTCGTCCATGGTTTTCCTTGACGTGCCGCGCTCGTTACCGGGGCGGCTTCCGGGGTGAGAACGAACCACCCGGAAACGAAAAAGCCCCGCTCAGTGGCGGGGCTCTCGTCGTCTTGTAGGGACGAGCGTCATCCTGGTGGAATCGCTCGTCAAATTTCTAGACGGAATTAAGTTGTAGCTTGGAATGTACTGCTGAGATTTCTGCATGTCAAGAAATTTCACCCGCCCTTGTGCAGCTGAGCCACGCCAGCTTTGACCCGCTCATGCATATAGCCTATCAAGTCATCTATATCGTTAAGTAGGGCCTGCGTAGAGTCCAGTGAACAGTATGCACTGCTCCTCCCATTTTTATGAACGAGTCCGTGCCGCACCTTGATCCTTTCCTTAAGACGTTCTTTCAGATCTTCATTAGGGAAAATATCGACGCCGGTTGCCGCCTTATAGAATGCCTCGACATCGTCCAACCTGTGAAAAATCTGTCTCGATAGGCGCTCGCGCACCCGCTTCTCGTCGGAATTAAATTTAATGAATTTGGGCGATGCGGCCAGGCGTTGGAAAACCAGCCTATCCGAGAAGACGAGGCAATTCAACACCTCATCGAGATACGTTTCGAGAATCGATACTGCGCTGCTGTATATCATCCGCATTAGCATGTTCTTCTCGTCGGTTTCCCCCATTCGATCTGTCATGTACATCACGTTCCTCAACGCACTGGTGTCTTCAGCGTACATCATCGAGAAATTGGCCATGTCTGTTATCAGATGCTCGGCGCGTTCCATTTTGTCCCCTTATTATGTGATCTGCATGCCAACTATTTTGGCAGCTCAAGTATAGCCTCTACTGCCGCCTGCGCCTGCCTGAACAAGTCAACGAAAACAGTTGCCGGCCGGTGAGCGATGCTCATCTTGCGGCACACCACCTCGGGCTGGGCCTGCCGAATGTAGCACCACCACAGCAGCATGCGGTGCTGCGTGCTCAGGTGGCGCATTGCCCGCTCTAGCCGCAGTGCGTCTAAGTCATCCACCTGGCGGCGCTCGCCGGTGGGCTGCTCGACGATGCCGGCTTCGCGCTTGGCGCGGTCGATCATCTTGGCGGTGGTGCTGCTGCCGATCTGGCGTTCGCTCTCGGTGGCCCAGCGCGCCCAGTTCTCGAGGCGGGCGCCGATCTCGCGACGCTCCGGTTCATGTGGCGCAGCTGGCTTGGCTGCCACGGCCAGGTGCGGCACCTCGGCGAAGTCGTCGACGCGGCGCGCCGGCGTGCCGGGCCGCCAGCCCAGGGTGATGCGTTCGCGGCGTTCGATCGTGGTCAAGGCTCCACCTCCATGGCAAGTTCGCGCTTCACGCTGGTCGAGTCGATGCGGTGGCGCACGCGGCGCTCGACCTCCATGGCGGCGCGGTCGACGTCGATGGCGCGCGTGTTCTCCAACTGGGCGTCGTGGCATTCGAGCGCTTCCCGCACCGCGCACAGCTCGGGGCCGGTGAACACGAAGCGGTCGTCGTTGCGCACGGCGCGTTTGCCGACTTCCAGCATCGCGTCGCGCGCGGCCAGCACCTGTTGGCGGAACTCGCGGCCGATGCCTTGCTCGCACATCACGTTGGCGATGTTGATGGCGCCGACGATCAGGTTCCACTGCTCGCGGTTGCCGCGCCCCTGCGCCATCTCGGCCAGGGCCAGGTGGTTCTTTACCTGGAGCGTGCGCAGGTGATCCATGTGCGTGCCGGCCATGCCGCCGAACACGGTCGACAGGACGTTGCGGGCGACGTACTTCGGGCCCTGGTATTTCTTGGTTCGGATTTTCTTCACGTTGTCTCCTTCATCTGTTTCAGCTGCGCGCGGAAGTCGGCCTTCAACTCGAGCAGTTCGGGGATCGTCCAGGCGCCGCCGGCCTGGTCGCACTCGAGCGCGTCGACAGCGGCGGCGCCGATGCGCGCGATCAGCCCGATGCGGTAGTCGGCAGCGTTGCCGGCGCGGTAGCGGTTGCATTTCTTGCACTGGCCATGGGCATTGCGCAGGTCGAAACGCAGGTGCGGCGCGCTGCCGCGGCTGCGGTAGTGGCCGCAGTCGAAGCCGCCGCCGGGCTGGTCGGCCAGCGTGGGTAGGTGCACCCGGCAGCTGATGCAGAACTCGTTGCGGTCGCGGTAGCGCACCAGGGCGTTGAATGCCACCTGAACGTCGGCAATGTGCTCGCTGCGCGTCTTGAGGTGGAAGCGCTGGACGCGGTCGGCCTTGGCCTCGGTGCGCTTGCGCTGCGCCACCGCATGCAGGCCAGCGCAGGCCGGCGAACACACGGTGTGCATGCTCGAGCGCGGCGTGAACTTCTCGCGGCACTCGGCGCATTTCTTCTGGCGCGCGGGCTTGAGGGTGCCAGTGCGGGCGATGGGGGTACGGATCATGCGGCCTCCAGCAGGTCGGCCTGCACGTACTTGCGCTTCCACGTCGGCGCGCACTGGATCGCATCCCAGGTTTCGGCCATTTCGCGCGGGTTGTTCTTCCGGTTGTGATTGCGCGCGATGTCGGTGCTGTCCACGCTGGCGAATGGGTAGCCCCAGCGCGCCGCGTTCATCCCGCGCAGCATGTGCAGCCAAGTCGGCACGCGGCCGGTCTTGCAGATCGCGTTCATCGCCAGCGTCATGCGTGAGTGCCAGATGTCGGAGCCCACCTGGCGGAACTGTGCCGACGAACCGATGCAGACCCGGTCCCATTCATCACACAGGCGCTTGAGGCGATCGACCGGTTCGTGCATGTGCCATACCGGCGCGCCGCGCTGGCCATGTGGCCACTGGCGCACCAGCTCGTCGTTGGCTTCCGCATCGCCCATGATCACGTCCGGGATCACAGCCCAGGTGGTGCGGTACTCGAGCCAGCGCTCGCACCACGCGTAGAAGGCTGGCCAGTTTGGCTCGCCGCCCTTGTTCCAGATCGTGAATGCGCCATTGTCGAGCATGACGCTCTGGCCGAAGCGGTGGCACCATTCGACGTCGTCAGGCCGCGCGAACGAGACGCAGAAGCAGCGGCCCGCGAGCTGGACGATCACAGGGCGCGGCGTGATCGGCGTGCCGTGGTAGTGGATCGTCATGCGTCCTCCCGGATCGTCTCGATGTCGACGCCGTGGTGGTGCGCGCGCAGGGCCTGGCGGCCGCCGAAGCGCCGATGCAGTTCATCGGCGATCTGCTCGTGGTAGCCGCGCTTGATCAGCGCCGTGGCGGTGACGATGTGCTCAACCGGGATCATCCTGTCGACGGTCTCAATGCGCAGGCTGTAGACGATGGGCTGGCTGTTGTTCGGGCAATCGGCCACGAACTGGCGGGTGTAAATGTTCATGCTTTCTCCAATTCTTGTTGTTGTGCCTGCTGCTGCGCCACATACCGCGCCCTCGGCGCCCGGTCCTTCGCTTCCTTGAACAGCACGCCGATCTGGCCGTTCCAGGGCTTGGCCTGCTCCCAGGCTGTGCACCAGCCGTGGCCGGCGGGCAGGTTGGCGCGGCCCAGGGTGAAGTTCGCGCAGAAGGCGCAGGGGTCGTGCTGGGCCGTCATAATTCGGCGCCCATCGCCTGCTGGGCGAACTGCACCTGGATCGGCATTAGCGTTTTGTCGCCGCGCGCCAGGCGCTCCAGGATCGACTTGGCCCAGCGCTTCGCGTCGCGGCCGGCGCCGTCTTTGACGACAGTGGCGGCGCCGAGCTGGCGAAGGCGCTGCGCCGCTTCCGCACGGGTCAGCTGAGTCTTGCC